TAATATAAATTTTCTTACTTCTTCTGCAGAAGCATTTGGGTTTACGTTACTATAGTACCTATTCATTAAAGGTTCAAGTCTTTTGAGACGCTCTGCATAAGCATCCTCGTCCTCTCCTTCTTCTTTAGGAAACATATTAGCTAGTGTAAAAGCGGCACCTCCTCCTGCAAGTATTTTACCTGCTGTGCTTAAATTAGCAAAACCAGTTTTAGCCTTACCTAATAAACCTAATAGTCCAGAACCACTTGTTGCTTGTGGACCTAGTTGACTTGGAAGAGCACCTATTAACTTTCCAAAAGCTCCTTTACCAAACACACCACCAAATGATGTTCCAGGTATACCAAAACCAACTGCACCTAATATTGCAGCTTTACCTATAGGACTTTTAATAACATTTTTTACACCTTTAACAGCTTTCTTAACTAGACTTCCCAGCCCATACATCTGCCTTGGTTGCATCGATCTATTTATCATAATTATGTTTTAGTTAATATATTATATAGGCAGGAATTACACCTGGAATTTACTAATTTACTAGTTTTTTACTAATAAATCAAGACTATGTTGTAACCTCTCTAGGCTTAGTTTCTAAGGCAGAAAGGACTACGTGTAGTCTATTAGCTGTTGCTGCAGTCACTTTTAATATCTCACTTTCCTGTAATACCAAAGGTGCTGATAGTAATTCTGTTGTACCATTTGCAGATATAGATTTAGTTTTAAATAAACTAAATACAGCATTTGATGTATCTGTAATAGTCACTGTAATAGTATCTGCATTACCTGAGTCTTCAGATACCAATATAGATTTTATAATAGCAGTTGTTGCTGATGGCACTGTATATAGTGTTGTAGCTGATGTAGAAGTTAAATCTACTTTTTTATTTACGAATGTATTAGCCAAGGAAGTATGCCTCCGCTTCTGCTTCTTCTTTTAAATCTTGTTGAAATGTTGTATTTAATTTTTGTACTATACTGTCTACATCTCTAACAAATGATTGTTGCACTTGTTGATCGTAGTCTTCTAAAGGTTGTGTTAGTGATTGTACAATTCTTGCCATTATCTTCTACCGTCTGGTTGATAGTCAATTCTAAAAGTTCCAACTTTCCAAAACTGACTAGTGCTTGTGTTGTCTATTTTTAAAGATATAGATCTTGCTCTTGCACGTGTATCTATTTTTTGTGTGCTAGATGTTATAGTAAATGGTCCAAGTGATGAGCTAACTTCCGTATCATTTGGAAAGTCTCTTAAATTTAATGTAATTCTTGTATCACCTGTTTGTGCTAAAAAGTCTGGCAACACTCTTCTTATCTTCATTATAAATTCACCATCGCCATCTAAACCTTGTCGACCTATATCAAAGTCTCCAGATTCAATACTAGCAGTAATAGATGAAGTTGAACCTTCTCGTATTTGATCTAATCCTTTTTCGTGTTCATAATAATAACTAACACCATCTACGTTACCTTGTACAAATGTAGAAGAGCCAGATGTACCATTAGAACTTGTATCATATTCTGATGCGTGAGGTTTACCAAATACAGCAGAATCTTGCCAAGCAGTTCTAGCTAATGTACCTGTAGTCCAAACTGGCCGATCGGGTGTTGAGTCAAGATAATTGTAACACACCATTCTATTAACTGTGCTAGATGAAGAACTAGGATAAAACCACATAACTTCACCAAACAAATTATTAAGACCTGCATTAATATGTTGTTTAGGAATTGTATTAATATCGTCATAAACAAAATCTTCAACTAAACACGGTAGTGATTCTAATTTACCAGTATATCTAAAGAAACCATTTTCTGACATCCAATATGCAGAACCATCAACTTCCACAGCTGCGTTCTTACCTATCAGTCCACAGTTTGTACCAACTTGTTGAAAAGAGAAAGTAAAAGGCGCACCTACAAATCTCATAATAAATAATGCAGTATCGGTCCAAACATAAATTGCATCACGACCTCTGATCGCTCCTACAATTTTAGATCCATCTGCAAGTCTTTGTGTACCAGCAGTATTAGTTGCACTAGGTGAATAAGCATCACTGCCATCAATATTTTCTTGATCAGAAAATCTTATAAACATTTCATCTCTTGTACCTGATGAGCCTACTGTTGTTTCTGTTCCAAAAAATATTAAGTGTCTATCCGGTGCTGATACCAAACTAAATGAAGATGCGGTTGGTGCATTTGCAAGTATAGTTGCTCTAGTTGATGTTGCACCCGTAGGATCAGAATCCCATTCAAATGTTTCTCCACCAAATATGGTTGCAATAAGTTTATTACCAAAATTATCTAACGACCATAAACCTGGTGCTGTTACAATATCTCCAGATGCTGCAGCGTTCCATGCAAAAAAGTTTGATGCATCTGTTACCACCGCTCCTGATGAGTGTGTTGCAGCTGTTGTACCATTAGCACCCCTAGTTAAACCTGATAAAGTTCCACCACTATTTCCTGTGTATGTAATTAATTCTGTTCCTATAATAACTGTTCCTGAAGATGGAAAAGATGTTGAACTTGCCATTGTTAATGATGTTACGCTTGCATTAATTCCTGATGACAATGTTGATGTAAACTGTCCTTGTTGTTGACCACCCCATGATCCAAGACCCCAACCTGTTGTAGCAGTTTCAACAGCTGGTCCTACTGGATAATAATGTTGCACCCTAATTCCACCAGACGTAGACGCACCTGATCCAGATTCATTAGAACCCATAGTAATAGTTAATGTGGTATCAGTTGGTATTGAAGCTATCATAAATTTTGTATCATCAAAATCACTAGATGAAAAATTAGAATTAGTTATAGATGAAAAATTATCCAATAAAATAATATCACCTTTATTCATGTTGTGTGCTGATGCAAAAGTTATGGTTACAGTCGCAGATCCATTAGTTGTAGAAAATGCACTTGTTAAAGTTGTAGTAGATTTAATCGGATGTATGTCATAAAAAATACCACCAGAATATGCATATAAAATACTACTAGTTCCTAGTGCTGCATACTTGATACCTGAAGCGTTGACAAAATGATGAATAGCTGTGTTACGACCAGTTAATTCTACAGAACCTAGTTGAGCCCAACCACCTATTTTTTCAGGCGTGCCATATCTAAATCTAACATTATCACCTGCAACCCATTGGTTTTCACCTCCAGTATCGGTAACTTGTTTATTAAATCCTGGTGCAAATTTTACTTTTTGTAACATACAAAATCCTTAATAATTAGGCAGGAGATGGTGTGGTGGAGATCTCCCGCCAAATTATTATATACAATATTATTTAGGTAATTTAAAGCCTTTATACCATCCAGGCAACCCTAAAAAAGGTCTTGTATCATATTGATTTTGTTTAGCTGTTTTTGAGTTTGCTTTGTTGTAATGTAAAAAAACTTGTCCACAATCTTCGCCAGTAAACTCTTCTCGCCAATGCTCAAGATCACATCCTGAGTATATTAACATATCACCTGGTTTTAAATCTACTTTAATACCAGCTTGACTTATTTTACCTGTTGGATCTAAATATATTGGCCAAGAGTCACCTCCAAGATTTAAAGTTGTAGATATTTCACAAGAATATCTATCTTTATGTCTAGCTAGTATATCTCCTTTTTTATAAATTCTAGCATAAGAATATGTTTCTGATAATTTTAATCCTGTATGTTTTTCCATAACAGGCTTTACTTTTTGTAATAAAGTTTCCATAACAATATCTCCATAATGTGAATATGTATTAGGAACTTGTTCATCGTTCCATACACCCCAATATTCTGTAAAAGGTGATATGTATTTTTGATCAAATAAAAATCTTGCAACTTTTCTTTTGTTTAAAAAATATGCAAAACAAAAATCTGCCATTTCTCTTGATATAGCAGACTTTAAAATACTATATTTATTTTTTTGGAACGCCGATTTTTTTAATGACATTTTTTCCTTTCAGTTGCATTTTAGATTTTATAAAATTATCTATAAAGTTTGGTTTATTTTTTACAGAACTACTTTCTAATATGGTTTTTATTACAGCTTTTTTCATATCTTTATTTTGCATTTAGAACACTATTAGGTATTGCTTGACAGTTCCAATGTATAAACCTAAATGGCTCATATCCTATGTCAACAGAATATTGATGAGGCATGTACGATGGAAAAAACATCATTCTTCCTGGTTTTACTTGATAATTAATTTGTGAAGATGCGTATGTTATTTTAGATCTATCTTTTTCTGGTAAAAGATTCATAACATTACCAGGTCTTGGATCTTCAAATAATGGCATAGAGGTAGCCTCACTTGCTTTTAAAAAATAAAATCCAGATATGTGTCCATTCCAGTGTGTATGTAATGTATGGTGTCCTCCACCTTTCTTAGCAAATTCTTGCACCCACATTTCTGTTACAAATAAAGAATAATTTGTTAAATCAAAACCCATTTCACCTAATAAATTATATGAGGTAGCCCCTATATAATTTTGTAGATCTTTAAATTTTGGATCACCTATTAATGTTGTTGAATGAAATACATGACCCATATCTTCTTTATTTCCAAATTTTTTATTTCTACTATCTATTGCTTCTTTTAAATTTTTCTTCGATGCTTCAATATA